GTATGGCATTGGTGCAAATGTGGATGCAGTAGAAATAACAGGTATATCTATTGTTAAATCAGAACCAAGAGTGTTCTTTGCAGACTTGGATGGTAGACGATTAGAGCTAACAAGTTTTGATTTACAATCACAATCTAAGTTTCAGATAGCATGTCTGGAGCAACAAAACTTTATGCCACCAAAAGTAAAAGAGAGCGATTGGCAGTTGTTAATTAACGGATTATTAGCAGAGGCTAATGAAATAGAAGTTCCAGAAGAACTAACTTACAAAGGACATTTTAGTCAACTGCTTGAATCTTTTTGTTATGGACGAGTACAAGCACAGTCGGCAGAAGAATTATTGATTGGTAAACCATGGATTATTGATGGATTTGTGAATTTTAAAATAGATTCTTTTATAGAGTTTTTAAGACAAAAAGGTTTTACACATTATTCTAAGGGTCAGATTCAAGAAAGAATTAAAGAGATAAATAGTGGAGAAAAATGTAGTGAAGCGAAAGCATTTAAAACAACAGATGGTAAATGGAAATCAATTCGTGTTTGGTGGGTTCCCGAAGTAAGGGAGGATGTTGAAATACCTAAAGTAGAATTTGAAGAGGAGGTTCCGTTTTAATGAAAGAAACAGCAATATATGGCCCACCTGGAACAGGTAAAACAACAAAATTATTAAATATAATGGAGGAGGCTCTTGATAAAGGAGTTGAACCAGAGAAGATAGCTTTCTTATCTTTTACAAAAAAAGCTGCACAAGAGGCAGTTGACAGAGCTTGTTTGAAATTTGGCTTTGATCAAAAAAGATTCCCACACTTTAGAACACTACATTCTCTTGCTTTTAAATGGACGGGTATGAATGCAGATGATGTTATGAAGCCTGCCGACATGCAGTTTATAGGCAAAAAGATGGGTGTTATTTTCCAAAAAGAAGCAAAAATAAACATAGAAGAAGGCGACATGTTCCAACCTGGAACGAGCGATGGAGACAGATATTTTCATATATATTCCTTATCACGATTAAAAAACACAGACTTGATGGTAGAGTTTGATCGTTTTGGGGATACTAGTTTGCACAGAAAGTATATGCCAGTTTTTCAACATGCGTATGAGTCTTATAAAAAGAGCAATATGAAAATAGATTTTACAGACATGCTTCTTGCGTTTTTAGAGCAAGGAACAGGTCCAGATTTAGATTTGTTAATCATAGATGAAGCACAAGACTTAGTACCTATTCAATGGAGAATGGTTAAGGAATGTTTGTTACCTAATGCTAAAGAAGCTTACTATGCTGGGGATGACGATCAATGTATTTTCAATTGGGCAGGCGCAAACGTAAATAATTTTTTAAACTGTGCAAAAGAATCTATAGTACTAGATCAATCTTATAGAGTTCCATACACTGTTTGGTCTGTTGCAAGAAGTATAATAAGAAAAGTTAAAACAAGAAAACAAAAAGAATACAAGCCAAAGGAAGAAGAGGGCAATGTTTCTTATTATTATGATGCTATGGACATAAATTTTAACAGAGGAGAGTGGTATGTTCTAGCAAGAACAAACAGAATACTTTCTGACATAGGAAATAAATTACAAGATGAAGGATATATGTTTTGGAGAGAGGGGTCTGGATGGTCTGTATCTGAAAAGTTAATTAACAGTATAGAGGTGTGGATACAATTATGCAAAAATCAAAGTCTAAGTGTACAAAATTGGGTAGAGTTTTCGAGGAGAACAAAAAAAGGGGTCATTGGTCATGGTGGAAAAAGAAAAATAGAATTATTGGATCAAGACAGAACATATACTTTGGACGATTTATTAAAGAGCGAGTTGGGTTATCTATTAAACTTGAACAAAGAAATGATGTGGTACGATGTTCTAAACATGACAGAACAACAACGAATATATATTACCTCTGCAAGAAGAAGGGGAGAGAGAATATTAACAAAGAAACCTAGAATTCGTTTGTCAACAATACACAAAGCTAAAGGTGGAGAAGCAGACAATGTAGCTTTGCTTTTAGATTGTCCCAAATTGATAAAGGAAAAAGGAGATGAAGACAGTGAGCATAGAGTATTTTATGTGGGAGTCACTCGTGCTCGTAAGTCTTTACATATAGTTGAAAGCAAAAGTGAAAGTGGATACAAAATATGAAAAATTACGAACAAGGTTCTAAGAAAAAACCACCCCACATAAGGTTTTACTGTAAAGAATGTAAAAAACTTGGTAGACGAGATTGGTTATATGGTGTTAGGGACATGCCTGGACATAAGCCAGGCGTAAGCATACAGTGCATACCATGTTTGCATGATCGAGGTTTTAGATTTAAAGGTTTACATTACGGAGACAAAGATGAAAAGAGATGAAGTTTTAAAAAATGCCATGAAGTTAATTAATGGTAATAGAGCCAAAGACTATGGCGATGCACATGACAACCATCAAAGAATAGCAGACTTATGGTCTGTGGTGTTTGGGTTTAAGGTATTAGTATGGCAAGTTTATTTGTGCTTAATATTAGTTAAGATAGCAAGACTAGTGCATTCTCCTAAACATTTAGATAGTATAATAGATATATCAGGATATTCAGCATTACTTGGGGAAACAGTAGAAAAAGATGAAAAGTGATCAATACCATTTTTTAGATCAAGACATAAAAGATATGTCTTGGGGGAACATTGACTTTGATTGGTCTCCTCCAAATGATTTTCCAGATCTAACAAAAGCATCTCGTATATCTGTTGATTTAGAAACAAGAGATCCTAATCTTTTAAAGTTAGGGCCTGGATGGTGTAGAAAAGATGGATATGTTATTGGCATAGCAGTAGCTGCGGGAGACTTCCAAGGATATTATCCTATAAGACATTCTCAAGGTAACATAGATTCAAACATGGTTTTTAAGTGGTTTAAGAAACAAATGGATACTCCAAAAGTTCCTAAGATTTTTCATAACTCCATGTATGATTTGGGTTGGCTACGAGCAGAAGGTATAGAAGTTAAAGGTCCCATACTAGATACAATGATTATGGCTCCTCTTATTAATGAAAACAGAAGATATTATAATCTAAATAGTTTGGTGTCAGATTATTTACAAGAATATAAAAGTGAGAAAACTTTAAGACATGCAGCGAGTGAGTTTGGTGTAGATCCAAAATCAGAAATGTACAAACTGCCTGCTAAATATGTGGGAGCATATGCAGAACAAGACGCTGCAGTCACTTTGAGATTGTACGATCATTTACTGCCAATACTAGAAAGAGAGGAATGCACAAGTATTTTTGAATTAGAATCTTCATTGATACCCGTCATGTTAGAAATGAAAACGAAAGGTGTTCGTGTTGACTTAGATCAAGCAGAAAAAGTAAAAAAACAAATGGCTATGCAAGAGAAAAAACTACTTGATGAGATAGTCAAAGCTACTGGTGTTGCAGTTGAACCTTGGGTCAGCACATCTATAGCAAAGGTCTTTGACTTTTTTGGACTTGAGTATTCTCGCACAGAAAAGAGCGGGTCTCCCTCTTTCACAAAACAGTTTCTGTCTCATCATCCTCATCCCGTTGCTAAAAAAATTGTAAAGATTAGAGAACTTAACAAAGCAAATACTACTTTTGTAGAAACTATTCTTAATCATGCTCATGATGGTCGTATACATTGTGACTTTCATCCTCTCCGAACAGACGATGGTGGAACTGTTACGGGTCGTTTTAGTTCCAGTAATCCTAATCTACAACAAATACCATCTAGAGATTTAGAAATCAAGAAAGCGATTAGAGGATTATTTATCCCAGAAGAAGGGTGTAAGTGGGGATCGTTTGACTATGCATCACAAGAACCAAGATGGTTAGCACATTATTGTGCCAAACCAACAGATGGATTCAGACATCCTTTGATAGATGAAGTAGTAACTATGTATAATGAAGGTAAAGCAGACTTTCATCAAATGGTTGCAGACATGGCAAACATATCAAGAAAAGAAGCAAAGACCGTAAATCTTGGAATCATGTATGGTATGGGCCGCAAAAAATTAGCAAACACATTAGCTATTACAGAAGAAGAGGCAAAAGAATTATTAGAAAAATATAATGAGAAAGTTCCTTTTGTAAAAGATCTAGCAACAAAGGTATCAAACTTTGCTTTGAAAAAAGGAATGATAAGAACTCAACTAGGTAGAAAATGTCGTTTTGATTTGTATGAACCAAGAGGTTACTCTTCTAAAAAAGCATTACCTTTGAAGAGTGCATTAGAAGAATATCAAAATGTACAAAGAGCATTTACATACAAGGCGCTGAATAGATTAATTCAAGGATCTAGTGCAGACCAAACTAAAAAGGCAATGGTCGATTGTTATTCGGAAGGGTTATGCCCGATGCTAACAGTTCACGATGAATTGTGTTTCAATATAAAAAATCAAGAAGAAGTCGATAAAATAAAAGATATTATGTCTAATTGTGTTCCAGACCTACGAATACCCTTCGAAGTTGATGCAGAATTAGGAAATAATTGGGGAGAAGTTGGCTAACCCACTTATCGTAATCGTGTAAAAACAAAGGTATTTCTAGGGTACAATCACACACGGACACTTTGTTTCGGCTCTGTGTGGGCATCCTAGAGCCTAGTTTTTTCGGACAGGCTTACAATATGCAGTGATTTTAGCCATTTTACCATCTAACAGTGGTACATCGGGTTGATTGTTCAAACGTCTGGCAAAATACAAACAAGTATTAATATTTTCAAATCTTTGTGTCTGATCTACCACTCTTTCGTTGAGCATAAAGATCAGAAGAAACTCTATCATTCATCTTTTGCCTTCCAAAAGTATTCGTCTGTATCTCCGAGTCTAAACTTCTGTCCGTTCTCAACTTGATATATCTCTGTGCTAACTTTGAAGTCTGGCTGCAGTGGTTTGTCTGGTGTCAGTGAATTATCATACACTCTCATTCTGTTGTTTGGATACAGACAAAACTGTCCGTTTTCTAGTTCTATTATGTTATTTGATTTATGTTCTGCTGGTTTCTCACTTGTAGAATAATCTATTGTATTTATATTTTCGTGATAATTATCAAGAGTGCATACATATGATCCTTTTACGATACCATGGTCTCTTGTATATACCTCGAAGTCCATAGATCCTATGAACTGTTTGCTAACTGCCACCACCCCATAATCCATGCAATTCCAAAACTGGAGATTATAAAGATCCATATCTGGAGTTGGGGTCTGTGGTTTAACAGTAAAAGCACTAATAGGTAGTTTATCGTAAAGAGCACCATAGTCAGGCAAATAAGTTTCAAAATAGAAAGCTCTACCTGGAATAGATTTTGCTGTAATCCAGACACCTTTTACGAACTCTCCATGTCCATCTTCCCCATCTCTTAAATATTCTTTTCGCACCCATACGTCTATGGAGGGTAAATTAACAACTAATGTAGACATTATGACTTTGGATTCTTCTTTCTAGCTTTTTTTGTTCTTGCATATGATCTGTTTTTAGAAGCAGATACAACTTTTAATTTACTATGTTTCTTCAGCGCATTACCGCCCACATGATGTACATCTTTACCATCGCCTTTTTTAACAAGACCTTTCTTCATCATTTTTTTACGAGCGTAATTACGATTAACCCTTTTCTTTCTACGAGACTTAGGTTCTATTTCGTATTCTCTTTGATAATTTCTTTTGTACGACACTACTCTATACCTTTTGAGTATCCATCTGCTCTTGTGTATGTTAGCACACTTTTTCTGTTTGCAATATCGTTAACGTAAGAAACATGCACCCATCCAGAATTTGGCTCTTTACCATCCCAGCACTCTAATATTAACTGGTCAAAATTTAAGTTCTTCTCAATATATTTGGCAAGGTCATAATTACTAACACCAAATATTTCTATATCCGCCGCCTCACCATCACAATGTTGTGAGGTAGGTTTTGAGCCAATGGCTTCACACAAGGCAGGACTGCGATACCCAGAATTAATCATGACTGGTTTACCAAAAGCAGACCTAACTCTTTCTAGTATATTAAAACACAAAGATTCCATAGCTATGATATGCACTTCATTTGGATTGTTTTCTATGCCTTTTCTTTCTGCTGTTTGTGACTTTGTAAACTCAATTAGTGAAAAGTTGTCTGATAGTTTCACTGGTTTCTCCTTTGTAATATTTCCATATTCTTGGCAGCTTCTATTGG